AAGAAGTGGGCAGAGGTACCTGTTGAGAATCCGGCCTTTTGCCGGACAATCGACAAGGTTGTCGCCAGGTTGTTCCGTCCTGGTTGGGATCGACGGTATGGCCACTTTTGCCGCTCTGTCAAACTCTCACGATCCTCCTGTAAAGAGAGGGGACGCGGGAAAGGCGGTGCAGTGGGCGCATTCGTCGACGAGGGATTGAGCCTTTTCGATTTTTTTTGCCTAACCCAAGAGGGCCGTCCTATCGATCCAACGCGTCGCATTGAGATCGTCAATAAGGATGGTAAATCTCGGGCCGTCACGGTGGCTTCTGTATACCAGCAACAGCTTCTTCCGTTGCACCTCACGATTTATGATCGTTTGAGTCGTGAGGATTGGTTACTTAAGCGTGCCGACAAGCTCAAGGTGTTGAAGGATTTCGTGGAACGATCCGGAGAGATCTTTGTCTCCGGGGACTACGAGTCAGCTACGGATAATCTTAACTCGGCGCATTCGCGTCGTATCCTAGCTGGCATCCTCCTCCACGCCGATAGAGTCCCTGTCGGTGTGCACCTGGCGGCCCTTGACTCCCTAACGGGTTACGTTGAGTACGGTGGGGTGACTTACCCCCAGAACACCGGTCAACTTATGGGCAACCTCCTTTCATTTCCCCTCTTATGCCTGACCAACTACATTACGGTGGTCCACGCTCTTGGTGATCGAGCCGACGAGATACCCCTGAAAATCAATGGCGATGATATCGCATTCAGGAGTACGAAGGTCGAAGCCGAGAAGTGGATGGATACCGTTTGTCAAAGTGGGTTGGTACTGTCCCGTGGAAAGACCCTCATTCACAGTAGGTTCTTTTCCATCAATTCCGCATTCTTCCGTGCTACCCCTCGTGCAGTACGAGTTGTACCCGTTATTCGGGCCGCAACTTGCTTCAAGAAAATCCGGTCCGAAACCGCCTTTGCGGGTATGGTCCGGTCTGCTACTTGGGGTTTTTACGGTAAGATTAGGCGTCGTGTGACCTGCTTCCTTGCCAAGTATCACTATGCAGTGATCCAGGGAGGCCAGGCGTCGCTCACGCGCGGAATGGGTTTAAGAGTGGATCCCGAGGAATTTCTGAAGGATTACGGGTTGATGACACGTGAGGCTCGGCTCTTGGAGCTACCTCCGCATCTCGACCGCCCGCGTGATCCACC